ATCTAAAGATGTATTTTGCAAGATAGCCGCCATAGTAAGTCAAGTATACGTATTTATTAGCAAGGCCCTAAGCAGCTTTTTTAAAAGAAAATGCCGATACTTATACAATAAGGCATTATTCAAACTAAATCAAAGCCTGCTTATTTATCTATTAGCGTAACGATCTGCGTTATTTTGTGGCAATTCGTATTAGATGCCCTATCTATTTTATGGGAATTTTACCCTACAAGCCGTTACATCATTTTTGGTATTTGAAAACCCCCGTTGCTATTTAAATCTAAAACGGTAGCAGTATCGTTAATGGACGACGCATTAAAGCCTAGTAAAATTATTAACATAAGGCCTGGTTTAGATGCTTATTTTTCGCTTACATAAATCCGCTAGAAACGCGAGCGTTTAAATTTATCGCGTTACGGCCAGTTTTGATTCAGGTTAATCTTAGCCTGGGTTATCTCGTAAAAACACCTTAGATATCGTTTTTTTGCATTTTAATGCTTAACAGCCTACCAACGTGGCAAAATTGCGTTAAATTTGATTTACAGATTTAGCCTTGAAGTATTGCCTAAATTTACTAGTTTTTTAAAGCTACGGAAAATAAGCTATCGGCAAAAATCATAAAAACCACAAACATCCACGTAAAAAAAGCAAAAGCCCAAATTTATAAAAAGTCCCGCAAAAAGCCAGTTTCGCAGGCTCTTTGTATAAACCGCCAACTGAAATGAGAAAAAGAATTTCATTGAAATGAGAAAAACCGTAAAATCGCCAATTCTCATTTCAGTGGAACTTAAGTTATTCTCTAATGGTTAATCGGTGTTTAGAACTATCTAAATTCGTTTATTATCTCCACCTCTAAGTCCTTGCCCTGAATAAAACTAAGCAAAGCTTCTAGCGTTTTGACGCTCTCAAACACTCCTTCGTCGTTCGCCCATCTTCCGACCAAGATGCAGCCCTCGGTATGCTTTGGATAGTTGCCCGCATGTATCTCTATGTAGCGATCTTTCGGTACTTGCTCGTTAAAAAGCACCGGCACCACGCGGTTAAATTTTGGCGACTTGTGCCAAACCACGCTATAAAGCCCTGCCGGTATGCGCCTATCTTTGCCCCTTGCAGTGGTATCTGGTCCTGCGGACTCTAGCGTATAGCCCGTCATCAGCACGGTATTTACGCCCGTTAGCTCAAATTTGCCGATAGTGCCGTCATTGATGTTCTTGTATCTACGTATGATCAGTTTCATTTTTTATCCTTTCTTTGAATTTTACGCGTTCTTTATGCTCGCCTTTTTTACCGATGTTAAAGCTCTCTACCGGGCGATGATAGCCCATAACGCGGGTATACACCACACATTTGGTGCGCTTTGTTTGCATACTCTCCAGTATCTCTTCATCGCTCATTTTAGCTCCTCTTCGTATTCGCTTTCGCTTTTTGTATAGCTACCGCTATCTCCGCCTAGGCTTTCTATCTTCTTATTTGCGGCTTTGTCGATCTTGCGTCTGACCCAGTCTCCGCCCATAAAAGCGATGATGCCGCCTATGGCAAGAGAAAAGGGCGTGGCGTGCGAAATGAAAAATACTATCTCATACGTCGCCCAGCACAAAAACGCAGACGTTGCGGCCGCGGCAAAAAAGGCTTTTTTTGTTCTATTCTTTCTCGGTCTGCCGTTCTCGTCGAGCAGTCCAAGCACCGCTCCAATGAGACCTACGACCATCACCCAAAATATATACCAGTATTCTTTGTCTATGAAACTCATCTGGCGACCCCGAATATGCAAGCCAGGATGAGCGCGCAAGCTATCTCGATCAGCCTTTTTTTGGTGAGCCTAAAGCTTTTAAATTTCCTCATGACTAGCTCGCTCATCTTTTCTCTCCTACGCATAGCAAAAGCAGCCTTTCGACCTCTTCGTGGTAGGCTGCTACAGCTCCGGCGGTCGATGGATCGCTCTCGTCAAAGCTTGGCTTTGGCGGTAGCTCTACGTTGCAGCGCACGGGCCTAGCCACGTCCTGGTACTGGGTGCGAGCGATGATTTGGGGCTCTTTGCCGACGCAGCCGCAAAGCATGATCGCCGCAGCGCAGACGGCCGCAAATTTGGCTATTTTTCCCGCTGCTTTCATTTTCCTAGCCCCCTAAATAGCCTTTCATAATAGGCTAAGTTTTCCTCGCAGCTACTATCTCTTGGCGGAGGCTCCATCTTCTCGTATTTGGCTTGCAGCTCTTTTCTAAGTCCCGCCTGGCTTTGGCGGATCTTTTTCATATCTAGAGCTATACTCTCGATAGCCTCGTTTTGAGCGGAGATCTTGGAGTTGCACTCATTTAGATTTGCCGCATAAATTTGACTTTCCGCCTCTTTTAGCGCTAGCTTTGTTTGCTCTTTTGCTAGTTTGTCTTTGACGTCTTGCGTTTCGGCTTTTGCACTACTTAGCGCGCCGTTTAAGCGCCAGATTTCAAGCCCCGCGCCGCCGAGGGCTATTAGCAAAGCGCCGCCTACGCTAAGTAAAAATTTAACGTTTAGAAACCACATTTTTATCCTTTCAGCAAATTTACTACGATGACTATGACCAAAATAGTCGTCGTTATAACCGCAAATTTCATTGATGCACTCATTGTTTTATCCTTTTAAACGGGTTTATCGCCCAAACTGTTTGCAGTATTTTCTTATCGTTCTCGTCCATATACTCAGCCTTGTTATCCTGCCTCATCCCTACGACATCCATCAGCTTCCAGCCTAGGTATATACGGCAATACCATTTTGATTTGCCGTATCTGATTTCGCGGTAGTAGCCGAAACGCTCGCGCCCGTCTTTCATCTTGCAGGTGACGAGACACTCGGTATTCTTTTGCCCTTTGTTATAGGTCGCTAGCGTATCGCCGATCGCGCGCACGCTGTTTGCGTCTATGTCCTCGACTTTGACGCCCAGATACTTCGCGCTGAAATTTCCTATGCGGTTGCGATACAACCAGCAAAGGCGCGCCCAGTAGGTTCTATTCTTGCCGTCTGGGAAATGCTCGTTTTTCCAGCCGCTATCTCCGTTGATGCCGTAGTCCGGATCGTCAAACCACGCCGCCCATTTGGGCAAATTTTCGCTTTTTTCGTCGCAGGCTAGCAGTGCAAAAGGCACTACTAAAAAGTGCAAAATCTCGATAGGAATTTCAACCGCGAAATTACGCGCTACGGCTAGTTTTTGTTTTAGGGTTAGGGACATCGGCTACTCCTTTATCTCGATAACGTCGTTTTGAAGGATCGGCACTATGTATAGCCCGCCCTCTTTTACAAATATTGCTCTGTTGTCAAACGCCGGAATAGAATTCTCGATAAAGGCTCCACTTAGGTTATCCCTCTTTATTAAGAAATCGCTATCGCCGAAGATAGACGGGCTGATGGCGCCATTAAATGATCCCATGTTTCCATGAAGACATCCCCCGGCATAATCATTTGATACATAAGATAGCTTTTCGCCATCAAAGATATAGCAGAAACTATTTTCAGCGGTCATCTTAAGCATGCCGTTAAGGCCGAGGCACGCATAATCGTTATTGCTATCCGAATATATAGTATAACTATCTAAAACCTTAATTGCCGTCAAATCCTTTATCATAAAAATTTTAGATTCTCCGCTAAAGCTTATAAAAGTCTCCCATTTGCCTTTAAATTCGCAAAATCCAAGCCTAAAACCGCCGGGCGAGCTTCTTTTTAGGTCTATGCCTTTGAGAATATTGTCTTTCACGTTTAAAATTGCCAGCGGATATTCTTGCGGGTTGACGCCTCCCTTAAGATACTCATTAACGTTTGCGCATAAAAAGACATCCTTGTCTATTCTAAAAAGTCTTTTATATTCGTTTAGAAACTTAAAATTACCTATTAGATTTAATTTTATAGGTTGCATTAATGCAGGCAATAACGCTTTTTTCGGTCTGAAGACAAATTGCTTATCGTCTGTTTTAAAATACTCTTTCATAGTTTATCCTTTGTAGTTTTTACCCGTTAAAAATTTCATAGGTATTTTTACGACCATTCTTATGTCTGAAATATAAAGGCTAGGATTTCTCGAACTTACATACATAAATAAGATATAAGCGTATCCGTCTTTAAGCGAGACGCTTACGGGATAGTAATACTCCGGCATACGAATCCATCTAGCTCCGTATTTGACGTCGTAGATGTAGCTTGGATAATAATATTCGTCGCTAAGGCTCTTTATTAGTAAATAGTCGGTTCTTCCTAAAAAACCGGAGAACTTGAGCTTTGTAAAGCCTTTTAAAACCTTACCGCTTTTAACGTCGTAAACGTACCCGCCCGAGATAATAAATCCGCTAGGCGAGCTACGACGAAACGGCGCTCTAATCTCGCCCTCTAGTCGCTTAGGCAGATAAATCTCGCCCTCGCTTGCAAGAGTTAGGTCGGTGTCCGTGATTTTAAACGCAAAGTCGCCTATTTTTAGGTAGTTAAACGCTACGTAGGCATAGTACTTATCTTTAAGTTTTTCGTCGTCTATTTTTTTCTTAAATACAAATTTTAAAGTCCCTGCCGCCGCATCCACCGCATAAACATGAGCCTCGTTTCTTGACGTATCGAGATAAATCAGATATTTGCTTTCAAAGCTTTGCAGCGGATCTATGTCTGGGGTTTGGCTATTTCTACTAAAATCTTGAGTGCCTTTTTCTTTACTAAAGACATAATTCTTAAGAACTATATAGGCCTTGTCGTCATCTATTAAAATTGATAGAAATTTATCAAGATATAATTGATTGCTTTTTGTCGGAAAGAAAAAAACCTCGCTCGATTTCTCAAAAGAAAAAGGATAGCACCTGTTATCGTTTATATATAAATTCACATCCCCCCCAAATATGATCTTTTCGAGCGGGGTATGGGTTCTATAATCACAATTTCTATTTACCGCTACCGGTGTAATCTCCATATAATCCCACATCGCAAGGTCGCTCTCAAACGGGGACGGTAAATTTAGATTTCCTTTTATCGCGTCGGCCCTTATACTATCATCGACCCTCTTTATCTCTTGCGTTACGTCCGCGCTCAAAGCTTCGTTTAGCTCTACGATTTTCTTGCTCGAATAGGCTTTCGTCTCGCTTTGCGCCGTATCGTCGATGAAGCCGTCTTTTACGATACTCTTCATATCTTGTAGGGCTTGCGTAGCCGTTTGTAGCTCTGTTTTTGTTTGCTCGGCGGCCTGCTCGCTTTGCCTTGCCGCTTGCGCGCTGCTCTGGGCTGCGGCTGCGATAGCCGCGAGCGCTTCTTGCGCGCTTTGTTTGATTTCTTGCGTTTGCGTCTTGATTTGCTCTACGGTTTGCGCGCTACTTTCGGCCTCGCTTGCGCTTCTTTGGGCCGCTTCTTTTGCCTCGCTAGCCGTTTGCGCGGATGTCTGCGCGGACTGTTTTGAGGCGTCCGCATTCTCTTTGAGGGTTTGCACGGTTTGCAAACTCTCTTCTACCTCCGCCGCTAGCTCGTTGGTCTCGGTTACGAAAGCGGGCAACGCGCTCACGAATGCGTCGGCTCGGTCGTCGAAATTTTGAGGCTCGGCCGTGGTAGGCGGCTGAGGCAACTTAGTTATTTGTTTCATTTCCTCTCCTTTAAATTTAGATTATTCCCTCTACGTTGATACTTAGCGCGCTATACTGCTCGCCCGTGATCTTGATCCTAAAGTCATTGAGAAACCCAAACACTAGCAGGCTCTTGAAGCCTTTGTCTTTCTCGTCTCCAATAAAGGTCGTAAGCTCCCCGCATAGGTTTTTGAGCGTATCTCTCGTGCGGTCTATCTGCGGGGTGGGCAGCACAACCGCAAGGCTCATATAGTTTGCCGTGCGCCCCTTGGCGATAAAGACGTCTCCGTAGGCGGTCTTTTGCTTTCTGCTGTAGTCGTTTACGCCAAATTCCGCCTCTAGTTCGGTATATCCAAGAAACACCCGTTGCCCGGCCGAAAAATGCCCGAGATTTGCTCCCAAGCGGTTTGGGGTGATTTCTATCTCAAACTCTCCGAAGTATTTGTCCGTGTATAGCACTACGTCTTTTTTGTAGTCTTGGCCGAATTCAAAAAAATACTCCCACCAGCTACGACTTCCGGCATTGAGCAGGCGCTTGTGGGCTATTACGGCGCCGGCTTTACGCACTGTTATCTCGCTGCCGTCGACGTTGAAAAAAGAAAAACAGTTCACGCGCTTTTTGCCAGTGTCTATTTTGAATTTCAGCGGCTGACCGTCTTTCTTTTTCGTTTGCGTTCCGATGTACCTATCAAACATCGCTTTTTCGTTGATGGCTCCCATGTGGGCGAAATTTGCTATGTCCTTGCTTGGCTCGGTCTGGATATTCGTCATCGCTTTTGCGGCCTTGTATTTTTCGTCCGCATATATGATCTCCTCGCCAAGCTCGACGTTCATACCTTTTGAAAAGGTCCTTAGCGCGTCTGCCGGCGCATTGGTCTCTTTGAGGGTTAGATCCACTTTTTCTACTACGGTCATGCTATGCTCCTTACGTTTACGGCTCCATTGTCTATAGTTTGTCTTGCGTTCATCGTCATCTCTCGTACGTCCCTTCCTATGTTTGCGGCTATTTGCTCTACTCGCTCTAGCCTCTTTGCCAGCGCTTCAAAGGCTCCGCCCATATCCACCTTGATACCGCGGCCGTCAAGCGGAATGACCGCTTCGTCGTAGCCCGCTTCGCCTATTAGTGCTCTTGTAGGCCTGGTCACGATGCCGCCCTCTGCAAAGGGTTTGTAGCCTCGTTTCTTGCTCCACTCGATGTAGTCTTGTTTTGAGTTGCCGCCCGTAGCGGCTCTTGCCGTAGCTTCTATCTGCGCCCGTAGCTGTTCTTTCGAAAGGCCTTCTAGCTGAGCTTTTCGTTTCCATGCGTCCAGCCCGCCTTGCTCTACGCTACGCCCCAGCACGTCCATATAAATTTGATTGATGTCTTTATCCAGGCTTGAGCTGATGAGCGCGCCGTTTGCAGTGGTAGCTCCGTTTGCTATATTTGCGGGCGGCGCGCCTTTGTATTCGGGCGCGGCCTTGCCCGCTATAATTGCGTCTCTAACGGCTTGTAGATATGCCACTACGGGGCTATCTTTGCCGAGCAGATCGTGCAGGGCATGGATTTGGTTTTGGCTATCAAGCTCTAGCGCCTCTTTTTGTTTTTTTAGCGCGTCAAGTTGCTGCGAATAGGTATCGTTTGCGCTATTTAGCAACTTGTCAAGCTTTTTGATTTGCTCGAGCAAATCGCCCAAATTTACGTCGCCGCCTATACCCTCTACCTCATTGGCAAGACGCAGCATTTCGTAGCGGTAGTCTTGGTAGGTGGCCGCGTTATCCCGCAGGTTTTGCTCTTGTTTGGCTACGGCCGAGTTCAGCTCATCATAAGCCTTTGAGTCGTATTCGCCCGCTCTAAACGCCGCTTTTGCTTTTTGCAGCGCTAGGGCGTAGTTTATGCCCGCGGTTTGATTATCTATGACGTTTTCGCGGATCTTTGAGGCCATAGAGGCTAGCTTTTCTACCGCGCTTTTTTGCAAATTTAGGACGGCGAGCTGCTGTTTTTGCACTTCGAGCGTCTTTCTTGCTTGCTCCGCTAGATCTAGGGCTTTGATCTGTTTGACGATTTCTTCAAGGCCCGTTAGGGACTTCAACCATACGTCGTGCCCGCCGTTTTGGTTTCTGTGGTTGTTGTACTCGGTTACGGCCTCAAGCAGTTGCTTTCTCATTTCGACGTTGCCGGTAGAGAGAAACTCTTGCAACTCGCGCGCGCTCATACGGTAGAAATACTCCGCCCAAACCCTAGGATCGTTCGTGTTTCCAAGCTTTGAGACGCGGCTCATTTCATCCGCGCCCAGATCGCCCTCTATGCTTCCTGCTAGAGCGCGAAATTTGGTGTAGATGTTTTGCAAAGTTAGCACGTTCGTATCGCGACCGACCGCTGCGTAAAAGCCCGCCTGGGTCTGGGCGATAGACTGAGTGAAGCCGATTAAAGCTTTCGTGTACTCGTCTTGCGCCTTTTTGGCTGCCTCGTAAGCCTTGACTAGGCCGTTTAGGCTATCTACGTTTGATTTCGTAAAATCTGCCGCGATAGCTTTGCGGTATGCTTGCGCCATACGCTCTACGCTAAGATCGGCGATACTTCCCATCTGCTTTGGTATGTCAAGCTTCAAGGCTTCGGCCGCGTCCGTGAAGCTTTCAAAGGCTTGGCGCATTGAAATTTCAACCTGCTTGATAGGATTTCTCACGCTGAGGAGCTCAAGGCTCTTGTAGCTATCCGCGATCGCTCCTAGACTCTCGCTCATTAGCTCGATGACCTTTTTGTTGGCCTTTTTCGCTTGCTCCTCCCAGTCTTTCCACATACGGGAAAACTCGGGATTATCAACTAGCCTTTGATTTTTATTCGTCTCGTCTTTGCTCAAATTTAGCAGGTCGTCTATCTTTCGCGAGCTTTTTAGTCCGAATATGTTGCCGTCTGATGCCTTGCCAAACTCGTCTCTCATACCGCGCGCCATATTATCTATCGCGCCCAGGCCTGCTTTATTCATCGCCTTGCTTACGGCGTCGTCAAGCGGTTTGGTTATGCGGTTTATTATGCTAGAAGGGCTAAATTTCATAGCCTTTTCAAATACCCCGCCTATTTTACCTAGCAAGCCTTTGCGTTTCTTGCCGCCGCTCTCCGTTACTTCCGCCCACATCTGTTCGGATTGCCCGGTCATAGAGCGAAGTATCGCTTTTGCAAAGCCCTCGTTTGCTAGGCTTTCGCCGCTATACTTGCCCGTTTTTAGAGTGAGCGATGCCAGAGCGCCCGCGCGGCTAGCCATCCTCTCCATAGAGCGAAGCTGCGCGCCTATCTCTCTCATAGAGGCGTCGTCTAGGTCGCTCATCTCGGTCCAGCTTTTCTTTGAGAACCAGCCTTTCTTTTGCATATCTACGTACGAGCGGATGTTTTGGTTGCTTAGCGCGTCGCCTGCCATGATGTCTTGAAGTACCGATATGCCGCTACCCGTAGCCTTTTTCTTGCCAAATGCTCCGCCTATTAGCGCGCCCGCTACCGCGCCTATAACCGCACCCCAAGGACCCATAGAAGATCCCGCTTTCATACCGGCCAATAAGCCGCCCGCCGCTCCTCCGAGCGCTCCGCCCGTGCTAGCGTAGGTATTTGCTTTAAAAAGCTTGTCTCCGAGATAACCTATGCCGTATCCAAGCGCCGCTCCGCCAAACGCCGAGCCCGCCATATAAGGAGCCGTGCCCGCGCCGCTAAACTGCGTAGCCGTCAAAGCGCCTTTCACGCCGGTGCCAAAGCCGTATACGCCTTGACCTAGCCCAGCGTATCCGTGCATAGATAGCCAACTGGCAGCATTTAGCGCAGGCGTACTCGTAAAGCTAGATATAAAGCCCGTATAGCCGCTAGTTAGGAGCGAATACGCGCTTTGAAGATTTGAAACGGAGCTAAGCAGGCTAGTCGTGCTTTTGTCCAAAGCGTTTGCGCCTCTTAAAATTTGCCCCGTGCTAGATAGCTCGACCGTCGTGCCGCCGACCGATCCTACCCAGCCGCCGCTATCGTTTTTGGCAAGACCCAAATTTGAAGCGATAGAGGCCAAATTTGAGCCGCCGCCAAGCAATGCCCCGAAACCGCCCGAAATGCCCTGCGACAAGACGCGCGCGTATGGGCTTATCATATCGCGCATAAGGTTTGTGCCTATATCCTTGAGCGCGGTTTTTAAAGACTTTGTCTTGCCTATGAAAAAATTAAAAAAGCCGTCATCGACGGTTTTTGACATAGACGAAACGGTGTCCGCCCAGCTGTTTTTTATATCCTTAAATGCCGCTTTTGTGTGTTTGACGTACGGCTCGAGGTATTTTTCTTTTTGGCTTTTTAAGTAGGCCTCGGCGGCTTCTTTGCCGAATTTCTTTTCTATTTCGACGTATTGTTTTTGAAATTTCTTCCTTTCGATCTGCCACGCCTCTTCCAGCTTTCCTAAATTTTCATAATATTTTTGGTATGTGCTTTCTTGTTCCTCAAGCGCCTTTTTATCTTCTTCTCTTTTCTTTTTGGCTATCTCCTCGTCAAGCTCGCCGTAGAGTATCTCACGTGCTTTTTTGGCGCTTTTTACGTCTACGCCGCGCTCAAGCCATCTTTTATATTTTTCCTCTATTTCGCTTCGCTTTTTGTCGTATTCGCTCATGCCGACTCTTGCTACTTCAAGATATGCCGAGTTGAGATTTGAGAGGTCTTTTAACTCTTTTTTGTTGAAATTCGCAATCTTTTCTCTGGTTTGATCAAGCTGAATTTTTAGCTTTTTGACTAAACGTTCTTGCTTGACTTGAGCCTCGATGGTATCAGGGATTTTGCTTTGGTATCCGCCGATCTCTTTTTGCAGGGCCGCGGCCTTTTCTTTGAGGTCGTCAAGCGTAGTTATACCTTTTAGTTCGTCGAGACGCTTGTTTAGCCTATCAAGCTGCGCGTTGTCTTTTTGTATTTGTGCCTCAGTGCCCTCTATATCAAAATTTACCTTGCTTATCTCTTTTCTTTTATTTGTTATTTGCTTGATTTCGTCCTTGATCCTATCTATCTCACTTTTGGTTTTAGCCAGCTCCCTGTCATCCAGCCGAAAAAAGCTGAAGTCTTTAAATTTATTATGCTCTTCAAGCTTTTTTTGAAATTTATCCAGCTCTTTAAATTTATCGTCCAGCGCGTCTTTAAGCTCGATATCCTTAAACGCCAGCTGATTTTTTGTGAGCTTTTTTAGTTCTTCGTTGGTCAAATTTAGGATTTTATTTAGCTCATCCCCGCTTACCTTGGCCTCTTTCATGCTGTCTCTTAGCGCAAAAAATGCCTCAACGGCGCCAAATATCACCGCAGCCGGCAAAAACGTTTTGAACGCATTTTTTAGAGCAATAAGGGCCGTTTTTGCTCCGCTTATGCCCATACTTAAAAGCCCTAAGGCTTTAGTTTTCGCGCTAAGGGCGTTTGAGCTTAAAAGTGCTACCGCGGGCAGTCTGCCCATGCCGGCGGCAAGTTCGGCCGTCTGGATGCTTGAGAGTTTTGCGCCCAGCTTGTAGGCCACGAGGGCTTCTATCAAAAGTCTAATACCCGAGCTTATCTCTTTGATGCGCGGCGTTAGCGAGGCTAGAGCATTGCTTAGGCTTTCGCTTATTTGGCCTATGGTTTTAGTAAAGCCTAAATCCTCGTTTAGTTTGCCGAGTATACTCTGGATATTGTTACCTAAAACCACTATGCTTTGAGAAAAAGTTTTAGGCATTTGGGCAAATTCTTCAGCCAGTTTATCTTTTTGGCTCAGGATTGCATCAAATACCGTTTGCGCGGTCAGCTTACCTTCTTCGGCGACCTTTCTTAGCTGGCCTATGCTTATTCCCATGCCCTCGGCGATGGCTTTGGCTAGGCGCGGAGTTTGTTCCATGACCGACATCAGCTCTTGACCCCTTAAGGCGTCGCTTGCTAGTCCTTGGCCTAGCTGGATAAGGGCGGCCTCTGCGCTTTGGGCGCTTGAACCGCTGATGATTAGGGATTTGTTGATAGCCTTGGTAGCCTCAAGCATCTTTTCTTGAGAGGGGTGCAAGCGCTCCAGGCTCATAGCTAGTCTTGCATGGATGTCCACGACGCCGGCAAAGCCCACTCTAGTTTCGTTTGCGATGTTTAGAAGTCTTTTGCTGACGTCCTCGAGCTCTTGCATGCTAGAAGTCACGAGCTTTAGTCTGCCCGTGGCGTTTAGTAAGTTATCGACCGCACTTATACTTTTGGTTACGGCTGCGGCGATACCGTTTAAGCCAAGGCCTACGGCCGCCATCTTGCCTATGGTGCTTTTTAGGGCATTAGCGTAGGTGTCGACGTTGTTTACGGCATTACCTAGTTTATTGACTTCTTCTCTAACTAACCTTACGTCTTTTGAGTTTCCGTCTATGGCTATTTTTATGTGGATATCGCTATCAGCCATTTTTTAACCCGTTTTTGCTATAATCAAATAAACAAAAATATAAGGAGTTTAAGATGTTAAGATTTTTAATGCAGCTTATCGTTGCCGGTATCATCGCTCTTTTTTCTCCTATTATTCTTGTCTATTTGATCTCTAATATTTACGCCATCGCCGTTACCTTGGGTATAGGCTTATGCGTTTGCGCCATCTATATCATTGCCGGCGTAGCTTTCGACCTATCAGCCAAAAACCGCAAAACTAATCTTTAGCCCTATTAAGCTCGTCACATAAAATTTTACAAACGCTATACAACCAAAGAAAATCCATTTTGTAAGCTTTTGCGAATTCTTTGATAACCAACGGCTCGCACCTTAGGCTCACATCCATACCTACGTTTCTTTCCAAGCTCAAGCTAAAAGCTTCGTAAACTAAACTCTCGAACTCATCGAGCCCGAACTCATCCGGGCTCATTTTGAGGGTTATGAAAGCTTTTAGCCTCTCTACTTTTTTACGCGCTCTTTTTGTATCTGCTCATCTACGGCGTCCATAAGCACGTTATAGCCGATACCCAGTTCCTCTACCGTAGCTTTTAGGGCCTGCGCGTCTTTGCCGTCGATGCTTAGCTCAAGGCGCTTTTTGGCTATGTTTTCTATATCGACTTCGGTAGCTTCGGCTGTCTTTAGCTCTTTTTGTTTTGCTGAAATTTCATCGATGAGCTCTAGTACCTCTTGCATGGCGCTAGCTTTGGCCTCGCCCTTTAGGCACCCGGCTATCTCTTTTTTAGCTGCCTTTTTCTCCTCTAAAACGGCGATCTCGTCTTTTATGTTAGTATAGGCATTTAGCGCGGTTTTGGTGGCGTTAAAAGCCTCAAGCACCTCTTTACTCTGCTTTTTATTTAACTCCTTATAGGTGAGCTCGAATTTTCGTTCGTCTATTTCGAGCGTAAACGGAAATTTTGTCTTCATTTTTTTCTTCCTTTTTTATTTTGGTAATTATTCGCCGTCCATAAAGCTAAATAGCTCTTCCCCCGGAGCCTTTAACACCTTGCCTTTTAGGCTAAGCTTGGCAAAATCGGTCCCGCTTACGCTCACGTCGCCCTCAAAGCTGAGATTAACTAGCGGGATGACTAAAATTTGAGCCTTGCCGGTAGCTAGGTTTTTGCCCTCGACGATGATTTTGCCCAGAGAGTTGGCTAGTTTTTGCGGCGCTATTCTTTTGAATTTTGCGGGATATATCCTCGGGGCGCACTTGTCTACCGTGAAGCTGCCCGCCGCCATGTTTTCGGTAGCGGTGTAGATATTGTTGTCTTTTAGCACCGGATCACCGACTCTTATTTGTTCGGTGTCGGCCTTGATGGTCTTGCCGTTGAAAAATTTGCCCGCTGCGGCGTATGTCACGTCCTCTACTACGCCTTTGAAGCATAGGGCTAGATTGTTGATGTTGATGTCGCCTATTTCTGTGCTGAAGTTGTATTCGGCTTTCGTCTCAAGCTCCATTACCGTTTCGCCCAGACTCTCGTCGTTTGAGAGTAGCTCTTTTTTCTCTATGGTCCTATTGAGCGATACGCTTTGCTGATAGCCGAGCGTGATACTCTCGTTTGCGCCTTGAGGCGTGAAACTCACCGTAGCTACGGCCAGTCTCGCTACTTTTTCTTGTGCCATTTTTTTGTCTCCTTTTTTTAATTTAATCTATTCCTACGGCGTCGATCTCTATCTCAAAAATTACCGCATATAGATACAAGGTGCTACCTTCAAATTTTGCGGCTTTTGTTTGTTTATAGTAGTTTTTGCCGTATTTAGCGCCGAAGCGAAAAAGCTCGGCTCTGATTTGCTCAAGCTCTCTTAACGCCGCAAAATTATCGCTATCAAGCGAATTTGCCGCTAGCACGAGAGCAAATTTGGCTAAGTCTATCGCGGGCGATACGGCATCGCAACCGTCAAATACTAGGTAAAGACCGTTTTGCTTAATGGTTTCTACGCCGTTTATGCAAATAGCTCTAGGAAATATCTCTTTGATTTTTTCTATCGCTTCTCTTAGCCTCATCTTAGTCTCCAAATTTAAGCCATATCTTTTCGCCCGGGTCGTCAAACTCGGACATCCTTTGCCCGTGCGCGCAAACGCCTAGCTTACCGTCCTCACTTTTTAGACTCTGCGCCAGCCTTATCGCTTCCTTCGCCAGAGCCGTCTCCCAATCCGCTATCTCCGCCGTCTTTAAGTGCAGCTTCAGACGAAACATCGCTAGATCTAGCAGCATCGCCTCCGGTATCTCCTTGTTGCTCGTTATCTGCCTGGCTTCGTTCATCGCCGTTTGGCAAAGCTGCCGGCTGATCTCCTCCTGGTTGTATAGGCTCTGCCTCGCTCTTTGTAGCAACTTCTCTATCATCGCCAACCTCTCTAAAATCGTCTATGCAATAGTGCGCCATGAATATGATTCCTCCTTATTTTTAGTCGTTTTGGCTTGGGGAGCGGCATCTATCAAACGCCGCTACTCTTGTATGCAAGCTGCCACAACGCGTATCCGGCGTTCATAAAGCTTTTGCAGCCAAACAGCGCCTTATCTTTCATAAATTTATAGTCGTTGCTCGACTCAAACACTCCGTCTTTAGCCACTTGCAGTACGAAAGGTTTGACAGGTTTTCCAAGATCCATCAGATACCAGCTGGTATCTGTTATTTCAGGCAACACCAAAAGCTCATAGCTTTGGTACGTCGGATTACTCTCCCCTCCGGCTAGATACTCTTTTTTAACTGCCTGTATAGCTTGTTTTTTATTTTTGGGGCCGCAGATTAGATGGGTAGGAGTTACCCCCAGCGCTTGATCGTTATCGCCTTTTATACTCATCATCAGTGCGTCTGCCGCAATTAGATTGTCTGGCGTTAATGCTCCGGTGCCTACGTTTGCGTATGTGTTTGTTCCCATGGCGTGAGCGTTGCTAAAAAACGGCTTGCCGTCGTAGCATTTGCCCTTAGTCGTATCCTCGCCGTTAAGCAAAATTTTTGCGGTCAAAGCGGCGCCGAATTTTTTGGCGTTAAACGCCATTTGTTCGATCGCGGGCTTGTATACTCCCACCTTATCGTATTCGAGGTGGTTAACCGGCACTTCTACCGTAGCCTCGTAAGGCACGTTTTCTAGGGCGTACCCGTAGTCCTTAAATTTCTTAACGTCCCTATCTCCGATCCACTCTTTCATCATAGGGAAGTTACCCAGCCATACGTATTTCTCGCTTAAATCGGTGCTCTCTATACGCATAGATAGTATGTCCGCATCGCTTTTGGTATCGTTAAACGTTTTTTGAAAAGTCGCCTTAAAGCCGATCGCCGTTTCTTCAAAGTGCGCCATTAGTTCATTCCTCCTTTATATTCTTCGTCGCTAAGTCCCAGCATTCGCGCTATCTTGCTTTGCTCATCCGTCAAAGCGTTCGCTTTTGCGTTTTTCTCCAGCTCGGACTTTCCGAAAATTCCTTTAAAATTTTCTTCCATCTTGGCTATTTTCGCGCCTAGTTCGGCAATTTGCTTCGAGACGCTATTGGCCTCTTCTTGTTTTGGTTGCTCGACAGGCTTTTTAGCTTCCGCAAGCTCCGCTTTTAGCGTTTCGTTTGCGGCTTTGCTCGTTTCAAGCTCTTTTTGCAAAGCCTCAAATTTCGCTTTTAGCTCCTCGAGTTCGTTCATGTTCTCTCCTTTTGAGTTGATTGTATTATTTAGTATGTTCGGCCTATTGACGAGACCGACGCTATCAAGGCCCGTTACGTATCTGCCGTCGGTGTCGTAGACCGGGCTTAAGTATCTATAAACTTTATCGTTTACCAGGACCGCTCCGTTTTTGTTTAGCTCTAGCTTTGCGTAAATTCCGTCGTTTCTTAGCTCGAAACTATCTTTATCAAACCATCCAAGCGCTCCGCCGAAGCTGTGGTTTTCGTCAAGCGGTATATGAAGTCCGTTTGACGATATTCGTTTTAGCAGCGCGGTGCCGTCGATCATAAATACGCGTCCGTCAAGACCCGTTATCTCTCCAACGGGCGAGACCTTTACGGGCTCGTTTTCTTTATAATTTAGCGATAGTAGGTTTTTGCTTCTTACGCCGTCCACAGGCATACTCCTTTAAAAAATCTGCGCTAATTTTATGGGTTTTTAAAAATAATTTCACTCTATATATGCGGTATATAGAGTGAAATTTATTTTTTTACGAAATAAAATTGGGGGCAGAAATTTAGATCGAAAGACGAGCTGGTTTATATGAAAAATATTGACATGAAAGATATGTATATCAAGGGCTATTCGATTTCCGATATCGCTAAAACCCATGGCGTGACCCGTCAAACTATATATAAGAAAAAAGCCAAAGATAAGGCAGCGGGCGTAGACTGGGATGCTTTGGCGCTGGCAAAAAACAGAGACGTCGCCACCATAAGAAAAAGCGAAGAAGAGTTTATACTCACTCTTATAGATAGTTTTGATCGCGCTTTTGAAGAGGTTAAAGAGCAAGAACCCGAAAAGCGGCTAAAAATTCTCAAAGAGTATAGCGGCGCATACTACCGCCTTAAGGCTCCCCTAAAAACAGACGTAAAAGCTCAAGTTTTATCGGCGGTGCAAAACGCCATTAACGAAATAGCCGACCTTGCCGAAAAAAGCAAAAACGATCACGTGACAGATTTTTTGGCGACAAACGCCGATACCATACTCCAAAGGGCGCTTAAGGTATGAGCGACGTTGAAATTTTAAGAGCCAAGCTAAAAGGACTCAAGCGCATAAGCGACCCCTTGCAAGAAGAACGCGTGCGTAGAGCCAAAAGCGGCTTTTTGCAGATGGTAGAAATTTATTTTAGCCATCACGTGCGCTTTCCCGAAACCAGCTTTTTTAGAAAAGAGTTCTACAAAAACGCCGACAAGCTCACGCGCAAAAATAGAAATTTGCTCTTTAAGGCCTACCGCGGCGCGGCAAAAACTACTTTAATATCGCGCCTTTATACCATCTATAAAACGGCGGTTAAACAAGAAAAACGTAACGCTATCATCATCTCGGCCACCATTACGCTCAGCAAAAAGACGCTTGAATTTATCAGAAACGAATTTGAGGAAAACGATCTTTTTATAAAAGACTTCGGCATCGCAAAAGGCGATAAATGGACGGAAGAAGAGATCGTATTTTATAGCGGAAATACTCCTTTTAAGATTAGCGTATTTGGATCGGGCAAGAAAATCAGAGGCGAAAACTGGCGAGGATTTCGCCCCGATCTCATCATAGGCGACGACCTTGAGAACGACGAAAACGTAGAAACTAAAGCCCAACGCGACAAGCTTTATAATTGGTTTGAAAAGGCCATAATGAAACTGCCCGCCAGGGGAGACGAAACTCATAATATCATCATCGTAGGCACTACCTTACACTACGACAGCTTGCTTTTTCGTATCGAAGCCAGGCGCGATTTTAAGACGCTTAGCTATCCTTTGGTTAGAGAGTTTCCGTCAAATATCGACGCCGACAAGCCGGACTTAAACGAATTTATCCTAGACGATAGCTCGTTAAATAAGACTAAGTATTGGAACGAATTTATTAGCTCAAAAGCCGCTTTTATGTCCGAATACCAAAATACTCCCTTAAGCCGCGAGGAAACGAGCTTTAGCGGCTATGAAACCTTTGATGTTATGCCCGTTTGCGACGCGTATTATATGGGCATAGACCCGGCTCTTGGTAAAACGAAAGGAGACTATTTTTCGGTTGCTACGCTTGGGTATTTGGCGGGCAAATTTTACGCAAGCGTAAAAATGCTTAAGTTAAAACCCGAACTCATGATGGACAAAATAATTCAAGCGGCGCTAGGCATATTAGCGCTTAATCGTCCGCTAAAAATAGCCATAGAAACGATCCAGTTTCAAGAGTTTTTCAAAGATATGCTCGATAAAAAAGCTCGCGAGCTCGGGATTTACCTGCCTATCGTAGAGCTTAAAAACTCGGTAGCCAAAGAGCTAAGAATCGATAGCCTTACTCCGCCGATAAATAACGCTCAAATTTTAGTAGATAAAAACTCGCTTATCTTTATAGACGAGCTTGATACTTACCCAAAGTCCGCTCACGACGACGGACTTGATAGCTTAGAGATGGCGTGGCGTATAGCAAAGGTTCCGAATTTTGATTACGAAAAGGTTAATGCGATACTTCAAAAACAAAAAGACAAGGAGAAGTTTTTGCGGGATTTGCTTGATAGATAAAAAGCAGAGCCGAGATTGATTTACAAAAATCAATTTTAAGGCGGTTAGAGAGCGTTTAGAATGTCAAAAACCGTTTGAGGTAGGGTAAGACTACCCAAAAGGCATAAAAACGCTTTAAAACGCAAATTTACGAAAAGGATAAAAAGTGAAAAAAACGGACGCGATAAAATATATGCTAGGGTCGCTACGACCCAGAGGCGATTATTCAAAAACCGATATTCAAAACTATAGCGAGCTTTCAAGCGGTAAAATCAGGGCCGCGCTGCTAACCAAAAACCAGCAAGAGATGTTTTCAGTATTTAGCCTGATCGAGGATAAAGATAGCTCCGTGGGCGCCGAGTGCGAAAAAAGAATATCGTCTATCACGAACAAATTCTTTACCCACTCGCTGGGAGAAGACGAGAACGAAAACATAGAAGAGCTCATAAAAGCAAGCGTCGAGGCTAGGGTTTTCGGTTTTAGCTTGATTGAGCTATATTTAAAAGACGACGCGTCGCTTGGCGTGTCTAAAGTAGACCGAGAGTTTATACGATTTGAGGAAAACAAGCCTCATCTAAATATCAAAGGCAAGGACGTCGTAGCTAAGCCCCCTTTTTATATCTCTATCACGGCAAAGCCCGTGTTACTAAAGGTTTTATGGATAGTCTACGCCAAGCACTATGTGCTAAGCCAGTATCTCAAATTTACCGAGTTTTTAGGGGTACCGCCCCTGATCGGCAATAGCGCCAGCGGAGACGAAAAGGTTATCTCGCTTATGGCCGAAGCATTTAAAAACTTACGTAGCGGCTCATACGGAGTATTTGGGCCAAACGATACGGTCAAGGTTTTAGAGGGGCGCGGATCTCAGGCCGATTTTATGGAGTTCGTTCGCTACTGCGACGGCGAGATAGCAAAGGTTATAAACGGCTCGGTGCTAAGTTCCAACGTTAGCTCCACGGGCAGCTTTGCGATGAGCAAGGTGCACGACTATAACCGCAAAGAGATACTCGCCGGCGACGTCAAATTTGCCGCCAGAGAAGTGCAAAATTTTTATAAAACGTTCGGTAAAAAAGCCGATCTAAATATCCAGATAGAAAAGGACAGCGATCTGCTCCAGCGCGCGCAGGTGCTTTCTATCCTACATCCAATGGGTTATCAGATGAGCCCAAAAGATATGGCTAAAGAATTCGATCTGCCCGAACCCGTAAATAATTCAAATTTTAAGCTCGAAAAAAACGCCAAAGAAAAGCGGTTGTTTCTTGACGAGATAGACAAGGCGGCTTTTGGCGCAAACACCAAAGACGAAGAGGCTCAGATAGAAAAAGCCATCTTGGATATCGTTAAAAACGCGGATAGTTTCGAGGAAGTTTACGAAAATATGCTGCATGCCTTTCCCGGCGCGGATATTGACGCTATCGAGGATACGCTCGAGAAGATCATCGCAAACGCGCATATAAAAGGGATGTTGTGAGTAGCAGGCGCGAAGCTAAGTTAAAAATGAACAAAAGGGAACCCGCCGCAAGGCAGGGCTTTAGGGGTTTTGAAAGGGCGAAGCCCTTCATCGCAAGGGCCGGCTTTGCCGGACCGCGAAGTCAAAAGGGATGTTGTGAAATTTGACTTTTATGCCGAGCCTGCAAAGGTAGTCGAATATCTCAGACAAAAGCGCCCCGAGGTGCATTTTGATTACGACGAGATCATGCACGGCGCTCATCATAGGGCGTTTACGGTAGCCAAGATTACGAAGCTTGATTTGCTTTCAGACGTTCAAGAAAGCCTAGCGTATGCTGCCGAAAACGGACTGGGGTTTGAGGAGTGGAAGAAAAGTTTGTTGCCCACTCTCGCTAAAAAAGGTTGGCTTGGAAACGTAGATGCCAAGGATCCTAAAACCGGAGAAATCAAACAAATTTACGTTGGATCCCGCAGGCTGAAAAATATATATAATACGAATATGCGCGTAGCCTACGCCGTGGGCGCATACGAAGAGGCGATGGGCTCGGATGCCGAGTTTCTACGCTACACCGCCGTACTAGATAGCAAAACCAGAGCCTCGCATAGGGCCTTGCACGGCGTTATCTTGCCTAAAGACCATCCGTTTTGGGATACGCACTATCCGCCAAACGCCTGGAACTGCCGCTGCAAAGCAAGAGCATACACCAAACAAGAGCTAAAAAGCAGAGGCTGGAGCATTACCGAAAATATACCGAGCGTAGAGTCGCATCCGGACTGGGCGTATAACGTAGGCAAAACGGATAATCTTGATACGGTATTTGCGGACAAAGTAGAAAAACTAAAAGACAAAGCCGTTTCAGAGGACTTTTATAAAAACGCCAAGGCTTTTTTAGGCGAACTCGAGCGCAAAAGAAATCTATACGTATGGCAAAGCGGGCTTGATGAAGCCATAGAACAGATCATCGTCAAAGACGACCCAAAAACGCCTATAAATATGGTGCAAGTCGGGCTTTTAGGCGAAGCTATCGCAAATGCTGCAAGTAAAATTTTAGGACTAGACGTAAATAGCGGCGGGATAATATTAACAAAAAAGCACCTGTCGCACGCAAGTCCGAAGCGCAAAGAGGCTTACGATCACGCCTTTAGAGTAGAGGAGATGAAGCAAATCGTATCGGTGCTAAATGACGAAAGCAAGGCTTATGCGGATCTTCGCGAAAAGCACAAAAATATAATATTCGTTTTTGACGACGACAAGGACGAAACCAAGATAAATTTGGTCCCGATAGAAATCAGCAAGATAATCCATAAATTTAAGCAAAGCAACTATGTAATAACGCTTGATAAGACGCTAAAGAGCGAGTTTGAAAAAGAGTTGAGAGACGGAACTATAATAAAGATAAAATAGCCAAAGGCGGGATTCGAACCCGCGATAGCCGCTCCGCCTTTTGGGCGGCACGTCCGTGCTACGCTTACTGACGCCATCTTTGGCTATTTCTAGACGTATTATACCACAAAAAAAGGATAAAAATGCCTATAGAGTTACAAGGCCTTGAAGAGATCCAAAGAAGACTTAAAACGCTAGAATCCAGCCTGGACGAAGCGGGAATGCGGCGCAAGCTAAACACGATAGGCGGTATGATAAAAAACTCCGTCGAGGAGAGCTTTGAAAACGAAACAAGCCCGTTTGGGCAAAGATGGAAGCCGTTATCGTCGGTTACGGCCTTTGCGAATTTCGGGGGCGGCGGGATAAAAAACGTCAAACGAGGCAGGCAAAACGCCTACTATAAAAACGGAAAAAAGCAAAAGAAGTCTTTTTTAAGCGTATTCGGCGCGGGCGGCAGCAGGAAAATTTTAGTGCTTTCTGGAGCGCTTGCCGGGCATTGGGTCGTGAGAGCTAGCGCAAAGAGCGTTACGGTCTCAAACAATAGCTCAAGCGGCGGATTTGCTTACGGGCTTACGCATCAATTCGGCACCGCCAGAGCCGGCAGGCATAGAAACGTCCATATCCCGGCTCGTCCTTTTTTACCCATGGACGGTAGCGGAAATTTAGAGCCTAGGCTCGCAAAAGACATCAACGATTATCTGAAAGAGGAGATTATAAAAGAGTTTCAAAGATAGGTGTTCGCAGGTTTAAATTTTAAGATTGCGAACACCTGTGCCGTTTCAAAAGCCCTTTATTTCGAGCTTTTAAACCAAGTGTTCGCATTTTGGTTTATTTTTTACATGAGCCCTTTGGTGACCCAATTTACCAAAAGACCCGAAGCGATGTCGCCGAGCGCATCAAAACTCATGCTAGTAAGGCCCTCTTTAAGCTTGTCGCCTATGCTTTCGCCCTCTTTTAGCGTTTTAGGTTCGGCCTTTAAGGCTACAAGCCCCTTTAGGCTTAGTCTCGCAAAAGAATATAAGCCGCCGTTTGCCTCGTGTTTTTCGTAATAAACTATAAAACCCTCATCGTATAAGAACTCTATGCACTCGCAAACGAACTCGGCGTCTACGCTCTCAAAGGATTTATCCTTGAGGGCTAGTATTTCGTCTACTCTCAATATGATTTTAGTCGGAAAATTTTTTGCCAAATGCGCCAGTATAAGCCCTATACATATATCGAAATGTTTTAAATTATCCATCCTAAAGCCTTTCATCGTTTCTCCTTATTATATCAGATTATAATTCACGCTATTGCCCGCGCCGCTAAATTTATCCCAGTATATCCCGCAAAACCTCTCCAGCGTCCTTTGCGTCGCGCGGTCGCCTTTTGAGATGCCTAGCGCCTTATAAATTTTGTTTTGATTAAGGGGGCCGCCCGATAAAATCTCTTTGATACTTTCGGCTCTATCTAGCTCTTTTTGAGAGATCTCCAGGCTTGCGGGATCCGTTTGCGTTAAAGCGCATTCGACGCAGCGGATATTAAACGCCGATTTTTCGACGTTTAAACGGCGTTTATAAGGCTCTAGGATAAAATTTAACTCGCCTTGCTTTGAGGGCATAGTCGCAGCCTCCCATACTTCATCCACGCTGTTTATGAGCGAACCGCTGCCTCTTATGTTGCCGCCGGCCTTGGTGGCGTGAGCTATCACGATGAGCGTGCCGCCGGCTCTTCTTATGCGCTTACAAAAGGTTATGAGTTTATGAATCTTTGCCTCGTCGTATACGTCTTCACCCAGAAAAAACGAGAGGCTATCCAGGATAAAGAGGGCTTTATCGTAGCCTTTTTCCGCGTTATCCTCGATGGATTTAAAAATATCGTTCATACCGCTTTTGGCATCGTCCATAAGATCGGCGTTTACGTAGGTCATAGACCCGTCAAGCTCCTTTATAACGCGGTCGTAGCCCCTATCTTTTATGAGCTGGGCTCCGTTGTCGGCGTCGAGGTATACGCTCTCAAAACCCATTTTGGATAGATGCTTGGCTAGCGCGAAACATAGCCACGTCTTGCCTAGTCCGCTTCTGCCCCAAACTATGTTTATGCTTTTTTCTAGTAAAAAGCCGGGGAGTAAAATTTGCCTATCTTCAAGAGCGCAAAGCTCGTCGATACTAGGAGCGTTTAAAAAATCAAATCTATTTTTACTCCGCGGACGAATGAAATCCGTCCTTGCGGCGGGGGGGGGGGGGGTCCTCCGCCCCCCCCACACACCACACGGCTGGGCGCGGCCC